ATCTTGGTTAGACGCTAACTTACGAAGTAATCCACAAGCTGTTGGAGAAAATACTTTGTTTAACCACGAAATAGGTAATGATGCAGATGGTTCAGCTATGACATCGTTTATAACTTCATCTGACTTTGATATTGGAGATGGAGATAAGTTTACTTTAGTTAATAGAATTATTCCCGATGTAAATTTTACAGGTTCTAATGCTAGTGAACCTACAGTTAAGATGACAGTGAAACCTAGAAATTTTCCGGGCAGCACGTATAGTGTAGAGAATGATAAAAATGTAATAGAAACTTCTGTAAATGTTTACACTGAACAAGTATTTTTAAGAGCAAGAGCAAGACAGATGGGGTTTAAAATTACATCTGACACTCTTGGCACAACATGGAAGTTAGGTTCACCAAGATTAGACGGTCGTCCTGATGGGAGAAGATAATGGCAATGAGGTCATTTCGTGCGCCTCCACTTCCTTTAGCGCCATTAAGTTATGATAGAGGTTACTTAAATCAATTAGTTAGAGTATTAAATTTATACTTTACTCACTTAGATTCACAAAACCCATTACATTTAGAGGGTTTGGTTTTAACAGATTTAACAGAAGCACCTGTAGGATTACCGCCTTTTAGTTTGTATAGAGATGGAAGAAGCGTTAAAATATTACTACCACAAGACACAGGCGTAGCTGGGCTTAGTGCAACAGCATCTTTAGGTAGTGTAACAGTTACTATTGGATAAGATATGAATAACATGCAACCGTTAGCTAAAGCAATACAATCTCAAGGACGTGGCAATGACTCTATGCTCGTTCATATGACTCCTTCTGAAGTAGGAGGATTGCAAACTTTAGCTCAAAAATATAATAGAAGTCTAAGTATTAATCCTTCAACAGGGCTTCCTGAAGCTGGGTTTCTTGAAGACATTCTTCCTACGTTAGCTGGTGCTGCTTTAGTTATAGGATCACAAGGAGCAATAAACCCTGTGATGGCAGGAGCTATTGTTGGAGGAGGAACTACAGTGGCTACTGGAGACATAAGTAAAGGTTTAACCGCAGGGCTTGGAGCATATGGTGGCGCAGGACTTGGGCAAGGATTAACTGCAGCAGGTGCTGCTGCTACACCCGGCGGAATAACACCGGGCACGGAGGCCGTAAAAGCAAAAACATTAGCAGATGGTACGATACAAGCTGCTGAAGCTGCAGTGCCTCCTAGTATTAATCCTGATGTTATAAGCCCTACCATTCAAACAACAGGGCAAAATTTTAGCCTAGCTGGAGAAGGTCTTACTAATTTAGGAACTCAAGGAGGGCGTGAGGCTTTTGTTCAAGGGTTATCACAAAACAAAGCAGGAGAACTTGTTGGTACAGGAGGAGATTTATTTAAGTATGGACTAACTTCTGTTACTCCTATGCTTGAACAAGAGCCTTATGAATATAAGAAAAAAACAGGACAAATAAAAAATTACGATTATGATCCCGGCACTCAGAACGTAGCCTACAGAACAGGCGTAAGAGATGAAGACACCGATGAGCTTCGTTATTTTAGACCACGGTTTTTTGCAATGGGTGGATTAGCTAATCTAAATAATAGAAGTGAGTATTTACGAGGAATGGGAGATGGTATGAGTGATACTATCCCTGCAAATATAAATAATGTACAAGAGGCTGCTCTGTCAGACGGAGAGTTTGTTATACCTGCAGATGTTGTTTCACATTTAGGGAATGGCTCTAGTAATGCAGGAGCAAAACGACTGTACGCTATGATGGATAATATTCGTAAAGAAAGAACAGGTAAAGAAAAACAAGCACCTGCTGTTAATGTAAATAAAATTATGCCAACTTAATGGATTCTGTTGAGGTTGTTCCACTTTCTTTAATTCATACTGTGTGGCCTGATGTAGAAAAGTTTTTAAAAGATGGATTATCGTTTTGTGAAGGTGATTATACTGTTGAGCAAGTTAAGGTATATATTACAAAAGGAGAATGGATGTTGATAGTTGCTGTTAGTGAAGATAAATTAATAAAAGGAGCAGCAGCAGTAAATATTTATAATCTACCTAATGATAGGGTAGCGTTTGTAATTACTATGGGCGGTAAAGGAATAGTTAATAAAGAAGTTTTTAATAAATTAAAAACTTTAGTAAAAAGTTTTGGAGCAACAAAAGTTCAAGGAGCCGTAAGAGAATCTATGGCAAGGTTTTGGACACAAATAGCTAATGCTAAAGAGCGTTATAAAATTGTTGAGGTAAAAATATGAGAAACGCATGGGATGAAATGTTACCCGAAAGGGCATTTGTAAAAAGAGCAGGGCCGGGCAATCGGCCTATGACTTTAGAAGGTGGGTCTGGTGGAGGGCAGCCTAGTCAAATAAGTCAAGTTACTATTCCAGAGTACGCTGAACCGTACATGACCGATATATTAGGAAAAGCAGCAGCACTTTCTGATGTAGAAAAATCTCCTTATCAAGTATATGGAGGAGAACGAATTGCTGGGCCAACTGTTGCACAACAAGAAGCTAGACTAGCCGCACAAAATATACAAATGCCCGGAGGCTTTGATGCAGGAGCAAGTCTTGCTCAAACTGCTGGACTACAAGCCTTAACAGGTTCTCAATATGATCCAACTTCAACTGCAGTTAGTGCGCCACAACTTACACAATATGGTATGCAAGGCGCACAGACCACTTATAATCCTGCTCTTGTAGCACCGGAATTTAGTAGTGAAGAAGTAATTAAATATGGTTCTCCGTTTATGCAAGAAGTTGTAGAACGTCAAAAGTTAGCTGCAATAGATGATGCTAAACGAACTCAACTTTCTACAAACCTAGCTTCTGCTAGACAAGGAACTTATGGAGGAGCAAGGCAGGCTCTACTTCAAGGAGAACGAGAAACTGCATTGGCTGGTCAGCTTGGAGACATTCAAGCACAAGGACTACAATCTGCTTATGAATCAGCACAAGCTCAGTTTGAAAGAGATCGTGCTGCTAAATTAGGAGTACAGGCTCTTGGTGCTGACATAGGATTAAAAACATCACTTGCAAATTTAGATGCTGAGCAACAAGCTAGAGTACAAAATCTTGCAGCATCTTTACAAACGCAAGGGTTAGGAGCAAATCAAGCTCTTCAAGCAGCTTTAGCTAATCAAGCTAATCAACAGTTTGGGTCTGAGTTAGGATTAAAAGGAACACAAGCAGCTACACAATCAGCCGGAGTGTTAGGAGATTTAGCTGGCCGTCAAGCTCAAGCACAATTAGCAAACATACAGTTTCAAAATCAAATGGCCGCGCAACGTCAAGCAGAGCAACAAGCTATGTTAGATATGGCGTATGGAGATTTTCAAGCACAACAAGCTGATCCTTATACACGTTTAGGATTTATGTCTGATCTTCTTAGAGGATCATCTAATCTTGCACAAACTGGAGGACGAGCTATCTATCAACAACCTGTTGCACCCGCTAGTCAAGTAGCCAGTTTAGGTTTGTCTGGACTAGCACTTAGTAAATTACTATCAGGAAGTTAATTATGGCACTCACAATATCTGATCCTAACATCGCAAAGCTCGATTCGTTAATTAAACAAGCTGTACCAAAAGGGTCAAAAGGAATAAAGTTTTTAGAAAATATGTTACGAGAGATAACTTTTAAACGTCCACAGGATGTAGGAAGTAAAAAGTATTTATTGTTAGCTGGAGAGTTACAAGCTAGAAAAAACACGGCAGAGAAAATGAAAGGTGCTGGCCCTAAGCCTCCTAGTGTAATTCAGTCTTTAACTGCGCCTGCTCCTCAAGATGGGTTAGGTTTAGATATGTCACAGCCTGCTGTCAGAAACTTAGCAGCACAAAATCAAATGGCTACTATTGGGGGCAAACCTCCTGCGGGTAAAGGTGGAGGTATAGTTGCATTTCAAAGTACAGGCTTTGTAAATTTACAAGAAATTCTTAAAGGTATTGATGATGAAGATGAAAGAGCCAGAGTAGAAACTTTGCTAAGAAGTGGACGAAATCCTTTTCCAGAAAAAATAAAAGGAGATAAATTAATTCCCGGACAACGATATTATAAACAAGTAGATAATCCTGATTATGCTTTAACACAAAGATTTTTAGATGAAAATCCTACAGGAATGGCGCCGGGCATAGGCTTTAATCGTGCTAAAGATACTGAGATAAAACAAAATTACTTAGCCAATCTTGAAAAGGCTATGGCAGGGGTAGATCCTTCACAAACTCCTGTAGCTCCTCCACAAATAAACCCAGTTACAGAAACAAAAACAACAACTTCCGACAGAGATGCTGCAAGATTTAGTTTAGCTAACGCTTTTAAAAGAGGGCAAGAACAAGCTAATTTACAAAAAGTTGAAACCTCTGATATAGGAGGTTTGCAACCATCTGTCGAAAGAAGAGGCGATGGAATTACTGTAGAAAATCTCTCTGCTTCTACTGATTTACCACCGAGTATGCCTATAAGCGATCCTTTAGATGCTGCAACATTACTTAAACAAAATAGAACTATGTTTGCGTCTGATTTTCCTGTTCAAGGAAAGGGGCTTATGGCTCAATTATCTCCTCAAGATCAAGCCATTCTTAAAGAACCAGATGTAAATGTTCTATACAAAAAACAAATAGCAAAAGATAAAGCACTGTACGGAGATGAAACTAAAAACCGTGTAGACCTTATTAATGAATCCATGAAAGGTTTAAAAGGCTTGAAGAAAAAATTAGGATATGAAGCTCTATTAGTGTTTGCAGGTGAGATGGGTTCTACACCGGGCAGTATTCTTGATGCCATATCCAAAGGAACTAAAGCAGCTACTCCAACTATTATAAAAGGATTAGAAAAAATTAAAGACAATACTGAGAAACTTAAATTTAAAGAAGCTGAACTTAAAGATTTACTTGTTAAAAGAGATAATACTATAACTAAAAGCGCACGAGATTCAATAGATAAGAAGGTAGAGAAAGCACAAGCAAACCGAACTAATACAATAAATACTAATAGGAAAGATTTAACTAAGCTATCTGCTACCATAACAAACGCTCAACTAACTACTCAGCAACGAAAAATAACAAATGAATTAAAAGCTAACGAGTTAAACATAACAAGAGCAAAATATAAAAATGATATAGAGTTCAAAGCCGCTAAAGCACAAGCTGAAATGATAAACGATGTTTTTAACAGTATAATTCAAGCTAAAGCTAAAGAACTAGGGGCGGCCTTAGACGAAGATGATTTTGAAACATATATGAAGCAAGCAAAAAGACTAGTATTTAATCGCACGGTTACGCCTCCTCAATAAAGGGATAAATATTTATGCCCAGTTATCGAGTTAACATACCAGACAAAGGATCATATAGAGTTGATTCTCTTACTCCATTAACAGAAGATGAAGTTATTGCTAGAGTATTAAATTCTTTTGAACCTGAACCAGAGCCTGAACCAGAACCAGAATTACCTGATCCTACTTTTGGAGGCGCTCTTAAAGAAACAGTTAAGGGTGTTGGTAGAGGATTTGTTGGATCTCTTGAAACAGCAGGAAAAGGTTTAGCTGCATTATTGCCAGAGTCTGCAGAGACTCCTGTAGTAAGTGGACTTGAGGCTGTTAGTGAAGCCTTGTCTCCTGAGCTTGCACCAGAATACAGAGATGCTGAAGGACTATATGGATTTCTTCCAAAGGTTGGAGAAGGTATTGGTAGCTTTACATCTTTCTTAGTGCCGGGTGGAGCCGCAGTCGGAGCAGCAAGATTAGCAGGAGCAGGCACAAGAGCCACAGGACAACTAGCTACAGGCGCTGCTACGACTTTTGGTGGAGCATTAGGTGCTGGTGAAGCCCGTGAAAGAGCGCAAGAAGCAGGTGCAACAGAAGGAGAAGTAGCTGCTGCTACAGGACTTGGTATTGTTCCCGGTTTAATAGATGCTGTTGTTCCTTCTTTTAGAGTGTTAAAACGTATAACAGGTAAAACTGATAGCGAGATAGCTGGTGAACTACGCACAAAACTTTCTCAACGATTATTAGATCCTGCGGGAGTAGGTGTTTTTGAAGCAGCTACAGAAGTAACACAAGGCATAATTCAAAATGCTATTGCACAAAAGGTTTACGATCCTGACCAACCTCTTATTGTTGGAGATCAAATAATTGACGAAGCAGGAGTTGGCTTTACAGTTGGTGCTTTAGCTGAAGCTATAACTACTTCTGCATTAGGCGGTAGGAAAACAAGGTTCGATCAAAAAACTGTGGCTGATGAAGAAGCACGACAAGCACAACTTGCTCAAGAAGAAGCTGCAGATGAAGCTGTTAAAAAAGAAATAGAAACAGATCTTCTTGGAGGATTGCCAAGAGATCCCTTTATTCGAGATGAAGAACAAGAGTTTGATCCTGTAACTGGAAAACGTTTAAAAAGTGATTTAGAAAAAGCAATAGAAATAGATACTGCAGAACAAGAAGCAGAGTTTACAAGGGTGTATCAAAGTTTGTCAGAAGATATTACTAATACACAAATACAAATAAATGAAGAAGCTACCAAAACTGATACAGACGTATCTCGGATCAGTGCATTAACTAATCAACTTGAAAGATTAGAAGCTAACAAAAATAAAGTTGTTGAAGAAGCAAAAAAGATTGCGCCTGATTTAAAGTTAACTCCACGTAAGACAATAAAAACTAGGGATCGTTCTGTAGTTGAGCAAGAAGAAATTCGTATTAAAAATGCTATGATAAATGCCAGTAATAAAGGCGAGTTTACTAAACTTCCAGATTTAAACAAACAGTTAGAGAAAGTGCAGCAAGAAACAGATCAAGGGGATTTGTTTGGAATAGAGAATAAAAAAAGAGTTGCGGAAGTAAACAAAATATATAGCCAAGATATAGGGACTGCTCTAAAAGCAATTACAGCATCTGCTCGACAAAGACCGCAAGAAGGTATTGATAAACGAGAAGCTAGAGAAAAAGCAAGACAAGATGCTTTGCTTAAAGATGAGAACATAGAAAAACTTACACAATATATTGATAAGTTAGAAACAACAGGAGTATTTCCTAGAGCAGATTTTGAAACTAGAAAAAAATTAGAAGCTCAATTGTATGAGGGTATTTTAACTCCTGTATCAGGAAAAGCTCTTGGTATAAAAGTTGATAAAGAAAGTCGTGCTTATGAGTATATTCCTGAAATTAACGAACGGTTAAAAGAATTAAATAAAAAACGCATAGGAGATGTGTTAAATGTTGTTTCTCCAAAAGTTACATTGTTTAATGAAAAAGGCCAACTAACACGAAAAGGATTACAACTAGCTCAAGATGAAATGAAGTTTAATGTTTTAAACAAAGTTAAAACAGCAGCTATAAGTGATCTAAATAAAGAACCTACAGGTAGATATTCTGAATTTGCAGACGTAGCTTATCAAAGAAATTTTGAAAACGCGTTAGCAGCAGACGCTCAAGAAGTTATTGATAAATACGAAGTTGATGAGACTGGTGTTGCTGCTCAGAGATTTAAAGCTATAGCTGGGGAAGCTGTTGAAAGTGCAGCAACAAGACAAAGAGATCTTGAATTAATACAAAAAAGAAATGAACTTGAAGATCGTTTAGAAAAAGAAGATTTAAACGTAGATCAAAAAAATAATATTACGGCTCAAGTAAGACAAATAACTAAACAATTAAAAGGTAGAGATGTTCCTTTTAAAGATACAGAAAAAGTTGATGCTACAACGCCTGCATTTACAAACTTTAAAGACGCAGCTTTTAAGTTAGATCGTGGAAATTATTTAGGTGTTACTGACACACTTACTTTAAAAGAAAGAGATCGTAACGCAAAAGCTAAGAAAGATATAGAAAGATTAACAGATGATTCAAAGTATTTTGCAGATCAAATAAAAAAATCTGCAGCAAATCGTGAGCAACAAAGATTTTTAGAACAGAAAAAAATTGACGTAGATGCAGAAATAAAAAAATTAAAAGCTGGAATAAGTGAAAGAGATCCATCAAAAGCAAAGAGTTTAAAAGCTACGATTATTAAAGATGCTAATGAAGCAACATTAACTTATTTAGAAAATGCTGTTAAAGAAGTAAACGCTTATAGAAATGCTACAAAACAGCAGCCTCTTACTGAGTTAGAAGAAAATCAACTACGCATAAAATTAAAAGTTTCTTTTGATAATTTACTTAATAGAATTACTGATGTGCCTACAGGAGTAATGCCTACAGATAAAAAAGTCTACAGTCTTTTTAAAGAAATAGAAAATCTACGTCAAGATAATTTAAAAACAATAGAAGCTAGTAAAGGTATTAAGCCTGAGCCAGAGCTAGAAGTAAAGCTTCCACCTAAAGATGTTGCCCCAGTTAGAGAACGAAAAAAAGAAGATACTTTACGAGATAATCTTAATAACTTAAAAACAGAATTAAAAGATGTTAAAGAAGATATAAAAAACATTACAACAAGAGCTAACTCTGTTAGTGCAAAAGTAAACATTAAAGTAAAAAAACTAACAGACGAAAAATCTGCGATAGAAGAAAAATTAAAAACTGCAAAAACACAAAGTGATAAAACCAGATTAACTAAGAGATTAAACAACTTAAATAAACAAATAGAAACAACTCAAAAAGAAGTTTTAGTTCCTATAGATATAGAAACAGTTAAAACTAACATTAATAATTTAAAAGAGCGTTTAAAAATTCTTGAAGAAGCAAAAAAAGATTCTGCTATAGATTCTAAAAGATTACCAGACATAAGAAAAAATATAAAAGAGTTTAAAACTAACATTAAGTCTGAACAAACAAAACTTGAAAATTTAGAAAATAAACTTGAAGAAATTAAAGATCTTCCATCTGCAGATATTAGTCGAACAAAACCATTAAAAGAAAAACAAGAAAAATTAATTGATGAAATAAAAACATTAGAAAAGAAACTTGAACCTTTTAATAATCGGTTAGAAAAAGGATTAGAAAACCTTAGAAAAATAAATGAAGCTCAAAATAATTTAACAGCTTTAAATAGAGAAAATGTTGTAGAGCTTTCAGAGTCTTTTAACTCTTTAAAAAATGACCGTGCTGCTCCAAGAAATCCTGATGAAAAGATTGCTAAAAAAAATGACGCTATATTAAATAGAAGAGAAAAAATATTAATTAATCAATTAAAAAAATTACAAGCAAAAGGAGTTTTAAAAACATCAAAAGAAGTTTCAGGCGTAAGATTGCTTGAAGAGTTTGAAAACAAAAATACTATATTTGATTTTACTAATAAAGCAGCTATTGAAAAAGATGCAGCGCTTGCTAAAAAACAACTTAATGATTTAAAAACAGACATAAAAACTATAAAAACTGCTATTACACAAAAGCCAAAGGCTGAGTACAAAAAAGTACTAACTATTTTATTAAAAGAAATTCCAACAAAAATAAAAGCTGCTGAACAAACTCAAAAAACTCTTGAGTTTAGAAACAAACAAACTGAAACTCTACGAGACTTTGTACAAAAACAACTTAATAAAACACAAAGTGAACTTGCAAAACTGCCAAAGGTTGATATAGATGCAAAAGCTAAACAGCAAACAGGTTTAGATTTACCGGGAGTTAGAGTAGAAACTAGAGTTATAGACCCAGCGCAACCAATCGCAACCCCTTTAGAAGAAAAGATACAAAAACAAAAAATAACATCCATTCCTAGATATGAAAATATAATTGCTAAAAAAGAAGAAGAGTTAAGAGAAGGAGTTAAAAAAGGGAAAATAGCAGACACAACCGTTAAGATGTCTGAAAAAGATAAAGTAAGTTTAAAAGCCTCGATTAGTTCTTTTAAAGGTAAGTTACTAAAGGCACGAGCTATGGTAACTAATTACGAAATTGCTGTAAAAGACGTTGCAAAAAGTAGAAACAACGCACAAAGTTTTGGTAGTTTTGATGAAAGCATTTTAGAAAATCGTAAAGCTATTCTTACAGAGCTTGAGGATTCTTTAAAAGTTGCGGAATTATCAAAAAAAGCAAAAGAAAATATTAAAAAAGATATAGAAACAGAAAAACAAATTATTGATAATTTTGAAAAAATTCTAAAAGAAACTGGGGATACTAAAAAAATTCGTAGACGTACAATAACAGAGCTTTCAACAAGCCCAACGGACTTGTACAGTCAAGCTAAAGTTCATGCTACTAATGTAAGAACACTTACTGAAGACATACCTGTTGAAGATAAACAAACTTTATATAAAGAAGCTACACAAGAAGTTGTTGAGTTAGAAGACATTGTTGCAGATTCTAAAGCTGAAGTAATTAAATTAGAGAAAGCTGCTGATACAACTCCTCGTCAGTTATCAGATGCTCAAGCAAAATTAAAAAATGCACAAGATAATTACTTGGCTGCAAAAACACATCAAAATAATATAGGCTTTAACTTCGATAAATATGTAGAAGGACAGAAAAAAGCTAAAGAAAAAGAAGATGAATTATTAAAAGGCTATGATCCAAATTACAACAATGAGTATTACGAAGCTGATGATAACATTCCTTCTAAAATAAAAGATGCTGCTGCAGGAGATATTTTATATAGAATTGGGGCAGTCAACTTAGGAACAGTAAAATTTACTGAAGCCGCACCTCTTTTAAAAGACATGCAAGCTAAAACTAAAAAGATGGGCATTAAACTTATTACTTATGAAGATGTAACTCAACTACCAAACGAGATACTTGACAACTTAGCATTTCAAAACATGAGCGCCCATGCTAATAGAGTAAAAGGTGGAGTGATGCCTGACGGCACAGTGTTTGTAATTACTAGTCATCACGAAAGTATAGAAGACTTAGAGATTACACTAGCCCATGAGTTAATAGGACACTACACGTTTGAAGGAATGCTTGGTAAAGATGGCATGGATAAGTTACTTAAACGTGTTGAAAAATCTTACCCTGCTACAAAAGATAATCCTGCTGTATTTGAATTAGCTAAAGAACTTGGGGTAGAGAAAGAAGCACAACAAGCATTCTTAGAAAGCCTTAGTTCTACACAACGTGGCCTAGAAGAAGGTACATTATCTAGTAAAGAAGTTGTACGACTAGCACAACTGAAAGCTCTTCGTGAAGTCATTGCTTATACTGCACAAAAACTAGATAAACCTGTTACAAAAACATTTGCTAGTAAAGTTAAAAAGTTTTTACAAGATATGGTCTACATGTTTAGAAATACTTTAGTAAAAAACTTTGGTTTTATTTCACTACCAAAAATATCTACAGATGAATTATTTTTCTTAATGCGTCAAGCTGAGAAAAACTTTAAACAAGGTAAAGCATACACCTACCGCAATGAAGACGGCACAATTTCCTTATCTACCGCAGCGACTGTGCCAGAATTTACTACGCCAAACATTAATGTTATGGAAGTAATAGATAAGATAATTGAAAAGCCTACATCACAATATGAAAAATTAACTGCAAACTGGGAAGGTCTTAATTTTAGAACGCAGTTTATTGATAGAGCTGATATCTTAGAAAGAATTAAAATAACCGGACAAACATTAAAAGATAAATTTGGCAATCCATTATTAGATGCAATAGAAGCTACTAATTTAACTTATTTTATAAGAAAGTATGACCAACGCCAAAGTCTAGTTGCTGAAGCTGCTACCACTGGGGTAGCACAAGTTATAAAAGACCCTAAAACTGGGGAAGTTAGCATTGGTAGAGACATAAAAAAAGAAACATCTTCTATAAAAAAAGTTGCAGAAGCTCTTGGTAGAGCAAAGTTTAAAGATGCTAATGCAACGAAAGCATTTACTGGGTACATGCTAATAGAAAGAGCTGAATCTATTCCTGATGGAGTAAGAAAGCTAGGCTTAGATAAAATTTCTAAAGCACAAAGAGATGCTGTACAGCAGGCTGGCCGTAACAATAAAGCATTTCAAGAAGCTAGAAAATATTACAACGAATACAACAATGACTTAATTAATTTGCTTGCAGATACAGGGTATATTGATGCAAATAAAGCAAAAGAATTAAAACGAAGAAAAGATTATATCCCAGCGTACCGTCCTAGAAAAGATGGAATAGTTGATTTAGTTATTGATGGAGAAGAAGTTCTTAGGATTGGTAACTTATCTAAACAGCCAGAGCTTAAAGAGTTAATTGGTTTACCAGAAGACTTAAAGAATCAACAGCCACTCGCACGAGACATTACAGAAACTGCATTACAAAATACGCAGATAATAATGGATCTTGCGTTACGTAACATAGCTACAAGAAACGTAGCTTTAACACTAGAAGGTTTGGGCATAGCAAAGAAAGTTTCTTCTAGTGAAGCAGTTAAGAAAAAGCCTACTACAATTACCGCAAAAGAAAATGGTAAAGAAACAACGTGGGAAATTACTCCAGAGAATGTAGAAGCATTTAAAGATATGCCTGCTGATTTATTAGTTAAAGGATTAGACGGCATACAAACTACACTGCCCGGAATAATGAACGTGTTTAGTATTCCTACAAATATCTTTAGATCTTTTATTACTCGTTCTCCTGACTATGCACTACGTCAGATATTTAGAGACTCTGTGATTGCTAGTTTCACAAGTGGAGGTAATACTGTACCCATACTAGGAGCGTTTAAAACATTAGGTAAAATGGCTAAAGGAGAAAGCGACGCTGCAAAAGAACTTCGTGCCGCAGGAGTTGGTGGCGGTCAAGTATTCTCTGGTTCTCCTAGAGATGTTAAAAAAATATTTTCTGGGATAGCTTCAGGCAAACCGGGTTGGCATATGATAGCAGCTAACTTAGATGCTCTTGCTGTATCGGGCGATATAGCAACACGCGCAGACAACTACAATTCGTTTATTAAACAAGGGCTATCTAAACGTGAAGCTGAGTTAGCATCTTTAGAACTTATGAATTTTACTAGGCGAGGTGTTTCTCCCAGTGTAATGTTTTTAAATGCCATGATTCCTTTTCTTTCAGCAAACATTCAAGGTCTTGATGTAACTTATAGGGCAATGAAAGGCACTATGCCTTTCCAAGATAAGTTAAAAATTGCATCTAAATTATTAAAACGTGGAGCTTTATTAGCTGGTATTACTGTAGCTTACGCTCTTGCGTGGGATGATGATGAGACTTATGAAAATGCACAGCCGTATCAAAGGTTTGGTAATTGGTTTGTGCCAGTACCCGGTATGGAAAAGCCTTTTAAAGTACCAATACCTTTTGAGTTAGGCATAATATTTAAAGCTATTCCTGAAGGACTTGTTCGTTTAATGGCTAGTGATGATAAAGCCTCTAGTATTTTAAAAGACATAGGTAAGATGGCGGTTCGTAGTGTTCCGGGAGATATACCTTTAACTTTAAAACCTGTGATAGAAGCTCAATCTAATTATTCTTTCTTTTTAGATGCTCCTGTTGTAGGAGGTAGATTTTCTGGCACAGACCCAATAGCTCAATACAAATCAAGCACCCCAGAATTATTAAAAACACTAGGCTACGCTGGTATATCTCCTTTAAAAGCAGAGTATATAGTGCGTGGCTACACAGGTTCTTTGGGGTTAGCTTTACTTAGTATTCCAGATGCACTTGGATTTAAAGCCATGCCTACAGGAGAAAGTGTTGAGCAGCCATCGTTCGATATCACAGATGTACCTCTAGTAAAAAGTTTTTTTCAACCTACAGACTCAGGGTATTTAATTAGCCAAGCATATGAAACAGTTGCTGATGCTACAAGCGCAAAGAAAACATACAATAACTTTATAAAAAACAATCAACCAGAACAGGCAAAAAAATATTTGCAGAAAAACTTATCACGTATTCAGTTAAGCACTGCATCAGGTAGATACGTGCGTACTATGGGTAAAATAAATAACAGAGAAGCATTTGTTCGAGGTAGTAAAGATTTAACAGCAGATGAAAAAAGAGAAGAAATAAAAAGACTTAAACAATTAAGAATTGATATATCAAAAAAATTTAAAGAACTTAAACAAAGAATAGAACGCCCAGCCGTTGCTGCTTAATTCCTATGATAGCTTTAGCATCTAATACTTTTTGAGATATAGCCTCTTTTAATCCCTCCTCATAAATCTTTTGCGTATCTAAACAGGGGACAAAAAATCCTTGTCCCTTTTTAAGTTTCTTCCACGGGTATTGAATCTTCATCTTCCTTTCTGGATATCTGCATTGCGTTCACACGCATGGTTGGCCCCTTTGTTTTTGCTAACATATCTTTTTTCTTGTACGACACTCGATACTTCTTTTCAATTTGATTCTTAAAGTCAGAGTATCCAAAGCTCATACTAGAACAATACTTCTTTAGCAGTTGTTCTTCTAAATAAAAATCTATATACCCCGGTGACATGCCATGCTCTACCCTACCAAAGATCTCACTACGAGTTATAGTCTGATCTATTACACCATCACTACCAAATGAAGATACAAGATTGTTATCGCTCTTTCTAACGATGACAAACTTACCATAGTATTCTCTAATATAAGTATTCAATACATCATCTGCAGTACGTACATTATCTTTAACAGCTTTACGAGATTCTGTGATTATGCTTTTCAGTATCTCAACTATGCCTTGTATCGGGTAATCAATTATGCCTGCATGTTTACTGCCTGCTAGTATGCCCCCTGCTACTAATGCACTACACCCTGCCAACCAGTAGCGTTCATCATCTGAAAACTCAAACTCTACTTTTAATTTGTCCTTAACTTTTGCTACTATACTCTTTGCCGTATCCATATTATTAACTAGCCATGCAGCAAACTTATGTCCTGCAACACCATAGTTAGATTTAAGTGCTGATATCTGATCTGTTTCTCCCTCAGCCCATGATATTTTTTCTGTAGGTTTCCACTCTAAGACTCGCAGTATTTCTCCTTGAGATGAGTGCTTACGAGCGCCTGATAAGTAATCTGTAACGTGTGTGTTAGAAGACAGTAGCGCCATTGATTCCCAGAAGGTTGTGTTCTCTCGTTCTTTGTTAGCCCCTGCCTCCATTCGTTGTTTACCTTGACCCTCTGCCATATCAAACACAAACGCAGGAAACCACTCAAAGTCTTTTCTATTCTTACTTGTTATCTCATCTGATATAAGTGGCAAACTATTTAGTAAACCTAGACGCTGCTGCATAGCTACGTCTGATGTATTCTTACCCACCCTATACCTAGTAGGATGCCCCCATACTGAGGATGCTAGTTCAAGAGCTAAAGTCTTACCAGTTCCAGAAGCACTTGATCCTAAGTGCCATGTGATCCCATCAAAGCCTGTGAATCTCATAAGAGGAGAGCCAAAGCCTATGAGTGACATACATAACACCCCATATAATTCTTTTGCTTTTATCATGTTCACTATAGATACCCACTTGTCTAGGCTACCTGCAGGAGAACAAGCTGAGTTTAAGTTGTGTAGCCCTCGCATGGGTACATGTCTAGGGTCTGGCCGACTAGCTGTATATATCTGCTCATTAAAAACAAACGAGTTATTATCCTGCCACCCATAACTAGACGGCACTTTTACTGCACCTCGTTGCACTGATGCTTCTTCTACACACGCACGAACATAAGCAAATAAGTTTTTATCATTGCCCTGTCCGTAGGATGCAATGATGTTTTGTTGTGCCAACACTTTTACTGTTTCATCTTTAGAAACAACCGCACGTTGCGGTAGCGTAACTGCCACACTTCCCTCTGGTCTAGCTGCAATCATATGAACTATGTGTTCTGATTCATGTTGAAGAATATCTACTACGAATAAGTCATACGACAAGATCATTATCTGTTGAGTTGTCTTAGTGCCATCAGAGTCTACTAATTCTTTATCCATATAAACTCCACCCTTTGCACCATATGAGAAAGGACGTGGAGGTACAGGGCGTTTAACAGGGGCAGTAGGATTTTTTTCTACAACTACTTCTATTTGTTTCGTAGATGTCTTAGCACGTCTGCCTAGAATTAAAGGATTAGTAATCTTTGATACATGTTTACACTTATCACAGACACCGGGGTTCGCACTATCAATCTTTACACAGGAGTACGGGCCTTTAATCTGCGCTAACTTCTCGTGCATTCTCTCTGGCTCATACGGATGTAGCTTAGTCAACCACATAGTCTGCTCATCTGCATCAACACATGGCTGAGCTAATGACAGCATCGCTCTCCATAACGGCTCCATGTTTTGTTCATGGGCGTTCTCAATAAAGTATCTTAATTGTCCACAGCCACTATCTTTCATTGACTTATCAATGATTGTTTTAAAAACTGTTTCCGTAGTTTCAATCAACTCTTTAACTCTTTCAGAAGATGTGCCGTTAACTTTTTGTTGTGGAGCCTGCCATTTAGTAACCACCTTACTAGATACCCACTGCTCTAACTCTTCAAAGTTAAACCGATCATTACTAGCTTTAAGAATTTTTACTGGTCTAGGTTTATCCACCCCAAGTTTAAAGTTGTTAGTCCCCGGCACACGTAGTATACGAGCTGAGTCAGACGTAACTGCCATGTCAATCTTTAAATTTTCTTGCTTACATAGACGTTTAAAGTTTTCAGTAAACGCTACCCACCTAGTAGCCACATCAAAAACTTCTGATTCAAACGGCCAGTATATGTGATACCCACCCCCCGAAGAAACAACGATAGGTTGCCCAAACTTTTCTAACCCTGTAGTCTTCATAAAGTTTTTAAAGTCTTTCTCTGCTTCCTTCTTCGTAGCATATGCTTTGTCAGGCTTGCCACTATCTACATCAAGATCCACAAATAAAGATTTCTGTGCTACAACCTGCTCCTGAGTACGTCGTTTACTTTTGAATGACGCTAGAGCAAAGTAAGAATCTATATTTTGTTGTACTAAGTTGTCTGAATTTTGCACCATCTCTTTCGTAGTCTTCGAGAAGAAATGATTCCGGTTCTTTGTAGTAAATTCACAAACGCAGTACAGTCCCGATGAAGGTAGGACTGCCGATAAGAACTCTTCTGGTTCCATTGAGTCTCCCTCTTTCTTAGAAATGTAATTTTAAAGCAGCACAGATTTTCTTCCACGCATCATCAGTCTTTGAAATACTTTTGAGTATGTCTAGTATTATTAAAACTTTCTCTTGATACGCAGGAGTTACTAATGTTGTGCCTGTAAACCAGTTATATACAGTCTGTCGGGTTGCTCCAGTTGCAGTCGCTACCTGCTGTACTGACACACCCCGCTGTACAGCCCACTGCGCTAGGTTAGTTCCTAGCGAAGGGGGTGCATCAGCTATAAGCTGTTTAGTTTTTTCTGAGTAGGCCATTAGTCATCCGTATCCCAATTATCAATCTCGTCTACAACATTACCTAAGTCTGACTGTTTTGGTTTAACTGGCGCAACCTTTTTCACCTTACGAACTTCCGGCTCTTCAACAACATCTTCTAAAACTTCTACGCTCTGAGTAGCAGGCGCAACACTTGTTGACTTGTGCTTACTCATGGTTTGCTCGTTACTATTTTTTATCCAAGCATTAAAATCTGCAAACAGTTTCTGCTCTTCTTTACCTAACGGCAATACTTCAGGAAGTAGTGAAGCAGTTGGAACATACCATGTGATAGAGGGAGATGAACGCTCTTCTGTTTCTAATGAAATCCAACGCTCTGGAAGAAGTATCTGTTGCTCCATCATCTCTGTGATAGGCTGCCCCATAATCTTAAACGCTTCGTTGTTCTTAACATCCCATATGAATGGGGTTGTAACAGGGCCGACTTCATTACCTTCTTCATCTACAGGGTCAGTAAATTTTACTTCTCCGAATAATACTCTTACACGTTTAACATCTTTTTGTTCTTGCGTAAGTGAATTGTAATCTTCAACATACCCTCGCTGTCTACCACAGTTCATACCACCTGCGGAATCAGGAAGATCACTATTAAAGTTACCTGCTAACACGGATCTAATAAAAGATTTCTTATCGCCGTCCTGTTTATACAACTCGTACTGAAATCTTTGACTGTACAATCTAATCTCTACAGTCTCTTGAAACAGTTTTGTGCCATCAGTTTTCTTAAGAACATAACTACCAGCAGAAACAATCTCCACCTTTTTCTTTTTACCTTTGACAGACGTTTCTCCAAACACTCCTTTAGTATCAATAGCAAGACGTGCTAATGTACTGCCACTACTTTTCGTTGTATCAGCATTCATGCCCATAGCTTCTGCCATAGCAGCAAAGTTATTCTTGTCCAACACGGTCAAATCACTCATAAAATACTCCTTTAATTAAATTTAATATCTGCGGTCATGCCCATAGCTTGCGACAACACTGCAAAGTTTTTGTCAGTAAGTTTTAAATTAGCTGCATCAATATTACTCACACTCGCAGGTGCAAACGACATCTTGATTGCTCTTATTGCAGCATCCGACTTACCCCGGTTTAAAACAAGAGCTTGTTCTTCAGCAGTCAACCACCTAGCAGGTTTAAATAATATCTTTGCTGCCATAGAGGTTGAGTCAAAAGACATTTTAGTGACAAGCATTTCAGGATCAATGTTTTCTTGCACTAAATATTTAGCATAAGATTTCATTGAGTAGCTTCCACCATCTGTCTTACCAAATATAGAAGACCCCGGCACAGCTAACTGAATAACTGCGCCGCCTAAATCATTAGCCAATAACAACGCGACGTATTGATAAAACCTACACGCCCTTGTAGCACCCACTCCTGATCCTGCTATATTCTTTTCACAAGTGCTACATGTATCAGACTGTACCTCACGAGATAACATATCCGGCTTTACGTTATTACTAGACCAACAATCAGGACTGCGTGGATTGTTTGAGTCATAAGTAGATGTGTAATAAACTCTACTGTAGTTCTTAGCAGCGTTTATCAACACAACATCCAACTCTGTTACTCCCTTAGAACTAGACCCACGCAACTTAAATACGCTATTTGCTATTGATAGTTTAATAAAACTCATGTGGGTTTCCGTACTGATACTTGATAGTTAGTATTGCTATACAACCCAGCAGGAATATTGTCAGGGTTCTCAAGTAGGTACTGTTGAATGTTTGTTTGCGAGATGCGGCGCTGCAACAAACTAGGCACTGCATTCTCTACAACAAACTTGTCCATCTCTGCCCAGTCATTCGTAGCATACGTTGTCTTCTCACTAAGAATGATAGTGCCTTGCTCAGTCTTTACACTCTTAACTCCCAACGCTAACATCTGATCTTTAATACCTTGATCGAGTAAAGTTAGTTTGTCTTGTAAAGACTTCTTTTTATTCTCAGCATCCTTATCAATCTCTTGAATCTTAGCTTTAATTTTTCTACGACAAGCCGCAAGTTTGTCGAGTGGTACTGTATTTTCTGTAGTCATCAGAATCTCCTTTAAAGAAAAAGTTTGTCAAATATTTTACTTTTTGTCAAGCGTTTTTATTTCCTCCTCATATAGTTCAACTAATAAATTATTGTTCTTTACTCGTGAAGCTAATCGTTTAAACATCTTACGCTCGATGTCACTGCCTTCGATATGTATTACTGTTACCTTGTCGCTATCCTGACCTTTACGATCTGATCTAGCACAGCATTGAATGTAGGTTTCAGTAGACATAACTGGCCCCCAAAATACAACAGTGTCTGCTGCAGTAAGTGTGACACCGTGTGCTGCAGACTGTGGTTGTATTATCAAAACTCTAGGGTCACTTGTAGTTTGAAAGTTTTTAAATATCTGTGTGCGTTTAGATACGCTAACTGATCCATCAATTTTTTTACACGATATATTTTTTGATTCTAAATAAGAAACAATAGTATCTATAGAGTGTCGATAGGTAGCAAACACTAAGACCTTTCTATCTGTTTCCTCTAACGCTTCCATCAAAACATTTAGTCGAGAGCTACAATCAAACTCAACTACTTCTCCGTTGTCAGCGTATGCTGCACCTGCACTAATTTGTAGTAGCTTGTTAACCTCAGTAGCTGCGTTGACAGCACTGATTGTTTCTCCAGCAGCTTTAACAATCATCTCTTGCTTCAACATTAAATAATACTTTTGTTGTTGTGCTGTTAGCTTAGCTGCTCTAGTCAAAGTTATTACAGGGGGTAAGTCTAAGCACTGTTGCTTCGTAAATCGGATAGCAGGTTGTAGCACACGATGGACATTATCTTGTGCATCTTTCTTGGGGAGCCACTTGAACATTGTTATTTTGTTCATGGTTAAATCTCTCCACGCTGTGAAGAATCTTGGTATCGCTTTTGGATTAACTAGCTTTGCCAGACCATACGCATCAAGAGGAGATTGTGCTGCAGGTGTGCCTGTCATCATCCACAATAAAGTATCTGGCCTTAGTATCTTGTTCAAAGACTTCCAGCGTTTAGTTGATACGTTCTTGTAAGCATTGGCTTCATCAGCAATTACTAAATCAAACTTACCATTGGCATTGATCTCATCAGCTACAAGATTTAATCCATCATAATTAATAATGACAAACTCATAATCTCCCTGCACCATCTCTACACGACGCGATGCTTTTTGATGATGCGCTACTATTGCACTGCGGTGAATAATACTATTAGTAAGATCACTCATCCACGCACTGTGCATAATAGATACAGGACATAAGATTAAACAACGCCTAACCTTTTTAGTTTTCATCAAGTAATCTGCTGCCCACAACGCTGATAATGTTTTACCAGTGCCGGGTTCTGAGAATACAAACGATCTATTATTTAATGTTAGAAACGAAGATGTTTCTTTCTGATGTTCCATTGGAACAAACCGTCCGGGCCATAAGTACTTTCCATTGATAGGAGAAGGTACTTCTCTTACTCCTAAATTTTTTAATACTCTTACTTCTTCTAAGCCCCACCGTACAGCAACTAAACTAATACCATTTTCTTCTGATAAAACTTTACTGCAGGGTATTATGTTGTACTTGTCTGGACTGCGCGTGCGTAGTAACAACGCCTTGTTATCTACAATTTCCATTTAGTCTCCTTTCAACTAATGTTTTGGATTAAACTCACAACTACTGACAGGACACCAATTACATAAGGGTGTCTGCGTGGGGTTCCAAACATCGTTTGCATAAGATGCTTCAAGTTTTGCAACTCTCTCCCGGTACTCCCACCACAACTTATCTCTATCAGCTACTGTAACTTTATGTTTTACAATACTGTTTTTAACTACAAAAAGTAACGCTGCTTTTATTTCTTTAACGTGGGGAAAGTGTGCAAATGTTAACAAAGACATTAACTTTAATTGATCTATGTCAGGGTATTTGTCATTCCCTGTTTTATAATCAAACACCCACGCTGTAAAGTTCTCATCATCAACAATTAGTAAATCAATAATTCCTCTCACCCACGCATCCTTGTCATTGAAACTACATGGGGATATGTTTTTTGTTACCCCCATCGCATACTCAGGAAACTTTCTTCCGTCTTTTTTAAGAAGAGAGTCTAGTAACTGTTGAGAAAAAGAAAATTGTTTTGGTAGTGGGGTGTCATCTTTAGCAAAGTTTTCTGCGGCTGTATGAAATTCTTTTCCGTAGATAACTTGTTTAGTTTCTATGAACGGGTAATTTTTTAATACCTTTACTTCATAGTGCCTACGAGCGCACCCCTCATAATCTTTTAATGATGAATGTGACCAGCGTATCTTCTGCTCCATCAGAACTTTGCTGTGCTAATTACTGTTGTAAGTCTGTTTGCAAACGTAGTCACAAATGATTCGTTAGTATGTAGCTTCGAGTTCATATCTTTAAGAATAGCGTGAGTGATCTCATGCCAGAATGTATCAGATATTTCTTTCTTAGAAAACTTTCTGTGCGGCTTTCTACTACTACGTGATGCAATGGTGATCTCTTTAGTATCGTAATCAATTTCTCCCATTGCTCCAACTTTATCCATCTTAGTTACTTTGTGTATTAGGTAGTTAGTTCTACCTACCTTTACTTTTTTTGGTATTCTCATTTAGCATCTCCATATCTAAGTGCTGAATCAACATCAGCGTTAAGAGGAATGTCCGGCAAATACTTTGGCTCCATAGTCATCTGAGCCAAAACCCAAGTTTTCGCTTCTTCTTCCTCCACCTTTGGTACAACACATACAACTTCGTCATGCACAGTTAACACACACGAATACCTCTTTTGTATTCGTAGCATTCCATCTGTCATAACACATCGAGCAACGGCTTGAACTATATTCTCGGTTAACTTACCACCGTACAATCGTTTCTTCTTCTCACCGTACACCCACTGCAAACGACCTTTGTCATCTTTATCCGGTCTTAAATTAGGATACCGTAAACACAGACCGCTTGGCAATACTACTTTTTCGTACTGCACTTGTAAACATTTATAAGTATACACCTTACCTTTATTAAAGTCATTCCCATCATCAGACAAGGAATCATCAATACGATCACCGCACCATCTCCAAAAACTTTTAACAGGTGCTGCGGCCTCCCGATACTTATCTATAATCTTTTTAGCAGTCACAGCGTGTATGATTAATTCTTTCTTTGTACAGGTACACGCTATATCACTAAGTCTTTGCTTTGTATCTTCCATATCAAGAAAGTCATACACATCTTCTGTCGTTACCCCTAACTTGTAAGCATCTTCTTCTGTGTATCTGAGAGGGGGCGCTCCTAGAAACCCTGTTAATAACTGAGCAGCAAAAGCTGACCACCCTAGCCCATACCCTGCGCCTAGTAATGCTGACTTAGCTGACTGCCGTAACTCAGGGTGAGTCTTCTTTGTCATGCCGGGAATGTTAAACATCCTTGCCCCGAACGCTGCGTAAGGATCTCCACCTCTTGAAAATATATCAAGCATGTTGTAGTCATCTGTCAGGTGCGCTAGGATACGAGGTTCAATCTGTGATAGATCACACACTATAAGCATAGAATCTTTTGGGGCCATGATAGAACTACGTAGGAACGAACCTCTTTTTAAGTTCTGTAAGTTTAAGCCTGATCCTTTACTAGCTGACCATCTCCCAGTGTGCGCTCCATAATAGTTAAGAGGTACAGGTAATGCTCCTCGCTTAGATATATCCAAGAACCTCTGCGCTCTGGTGCGCTCCAGTGTAGACTTAACAGCCAGTCTAGCCTGACACAAAGAAGCTATGTCTTCATTGGTAGAATTTAAAAGCTGTTGAAATAGTGCATCGTTCTTTGCAAATGCGTATGCTTCTTTACCTGTCTGCACACTAATCTTTGTCGGAGGTTTGATACTCATACTCCGTAGCACCTCTGCAAACTTATCGTTACTAGCTAAATCTTTTTCTTCTACATTAAGTTTAGCTAACAAAGACTTTCTCTTTTGCTGCTCCTCTTCCAAAGCAACCTGTAGCATATCGCTGTCTAACTGTAACACTGGATTGACAAACATTTTTAATGTCATGTCAATTAGCTTTAACTCTTTCTTAGGGTAGCCTTTAAACTTCCAACTCTTAGTTGATACGTTATACAAGCGATTAAATACTTCTTCACATAGCACAACATCATGCTTGCAGTAATCACTAAGCTCTTGTTCTATTTCAGGAGTTAAAAATTCTAACCCATCAGTGCTATGAACCGCATCACCTTTCGGAGGTAAGCCAAACTCTTTGGCAAGCTGCATCAAACTGTTGCCTGCTTCTAGCCCTCGCAGCGCACGAGCCATTGACAGTGAATCAAATATAAAACAAGGTGTGTGCCCATACACCCACGACAGAATAGCTACATCAAACTGTGCATTGTGTGCCAACACTGCAGTCGTATCCCACGGTATAGAGTCAAAGAACTCAGGCAAATCTTTTTCAGATACCCAAGTTACCTCATCTTCTCCGTAGTACCGATAGCCTACACCAAAGGCTTTAAACTTCTCATGTCGAATGTATTCTTCTGTTGTAAGTTTTCTTAATGTGTAGTCTTTTTTATCCCACCTAGTTTCAAAATCAATAACTAGTATGCGCTCATACGGCGCACTCAGATACAACCCTGTGTTACCTGCAAGGTATTTACTTTCCGATCTTCTCCTTAATAAGTCTCGCTGTTTCATTCACGTTCTCCTCACTAATAATTATTGCTATACCCTCTGCATCTCGTATCTTTTCTAACTCAACAAGTTGCAAACTTGTAGCTTTATTTTTACCGGCCTTACATTCGATGCCAAAGAAATGACTTCGATAGCATCCAACAATATCAGGGATACCTGCTCTTCCATACCCAGTCTGTACAGGGTAGAAATAGTACGCCCCTAATTCTTTTAAAATCTTTACAACTTTATTCTTTACTTTTTTTTCTGGTGTCACTTTTCTAACTGTTCTATTAAGTGCGTCAGAGTATGGTGTGCTTTCTTAATATCTTGTAGACCCCCCTTGCCGGGGGTATCTTTTATATTCACTCGTGCAAGATACGCAATAGCTTCTCCTAACAAATACCCTTTAAATTGTGTAGGACTTAACCACTTACTTAAAACTTCCCACGGCTGCGCGTTACCCATATCTTTATAATGTGTGCCACCCACCTGTGTATCTGTTGTACCCGGCTCTTGTTTTTTAAATATCATTCAATACTCCCTCCAAAAATGTGTGTACCTATGTGATTAAATTTAAGTTTTGTACTCGCATACACTTTCCCACCATGCTTTCTCCACAAAGCACAGAAATGATAATCTTCAGATAATAAACAGCCTGTCTCATCAATACTTGTGTCAAAGAATTGTTTTACAAGAGGTTTAACAAACTCTCCCTTTTCGTTTTGTTTTGTCGATGCTCTGTACTCAGGCACGTGTGGCGCTAACTTCTCAAACACTTCTCTTTTAATAAGCATAAATCCTGTGCCGCCATGTCGTACCTCCACCATACCATCAGCATCAGGCTCTACTTTATTAACACCATGCGGTAGGTTTAATACAAACGAAGAAGAGTGATTAGGTAAGTCAGCTTTGCCTTTGTTCGCTGCCGTAGAAACTTTACCCCAATCCAATTCTTTCTTTGGATAGATGCCACAAGCTACATCTTTATCTGCTTTATACAAAGTAGCAATGGCTTGATCGTTAAAATACATATCAGCATCTATAAACATTATGTGCGAGCATTGCGTTTCGTTTAGGAACAACCTGACTAACTCATTCCTTGCACGAGGTATCAAAGACTCGTTCATTAAACTAGCTAACAAAGTCTCTACTTGTAAACCTTTGAGGGTGTTGATGGAGTTCATTAGTGCAATAGTATAATGCCCTGTACACATACCGCCATACATGGGCGTGGCCACCAGAATAGATTGAGTTACTGATTTTGTTAAAGGAGATATGTTTAGTCCTACTTGTTCCTTTTGTGATATCCCAAAATCTAACTCAAGTTGTCGAGCAGCATCACTTAATGTTTCATCATTATCTTTATCTGCTTTGTCTAAGCAGCGCGCTAGGTTGTCTTTAAATTTCTCTGCGATCTTCCCGTTCATTTGTTTTATTCCTTTCTTTGTTGTGACATTGTTTACACATCCAACCACTTTTATTACGTCCACCATAGTAACCAACCATCTTAAATTCATTACAAGTTTTGCAATAAACTCTTGGTTGAATCATTTCTCTGGTTTTTCTGTGCCGTAAATATCGTAGTCCCGTTCTAAATCATCCATGAATTGTGACCACATTACGCAAGGTGTTTGTTCTCCCACATACGCACCCTCTATATTAAATTCAATATATTCAAGAGCCTCGTCTGCTGTCATACCATCTCTTGCAATTAAAATTGCAACGATCTTTTCGCCAGAATATATCAAACGGTCTTCTCTCCTACCTGTGCTATCCCAGATACATGAACGACCAATTAGGGCTTTGTCTAACCCATCCATTTTAATTAAGGTTGTCATCTCTCTTTCCCATCAAGCATTTCCCAGTGTAAGCGCTCACATTCATACCGTAGTTGTTCATGGGTCATATCATATTCTGCTTTGCCTACTGTATAGCCATCATCACGACCCACCTGATATGCGTGTTGCCAGTGAGATTTCATCTGCCCTACATTCATTTCCATAAAGAACAAAATAAGAACTGCCCCAAAAACAAAAGATATTATGTGCGTCATTTAATTACCCCTCTAATCAACTTTGCTGATTCACCCATTAAATGATGTATGCGTGTTCCTTTCACAAAGTTTTTCCAAGCCTTAGAATTAATTATAGATTCAGGATCAGGTTCTACATTATTGTTAGAAAATATAGAGGGGCTAACAAAGTTGTTCATACCAACAGCCCCAAGTTTTTGATTAGTAGAAAAAAATCTATAGCATTGCTTATTGTTCTTCGCTTTATAATTACGTTTGAGTATCTTTTTTTTCTCCGTTAACTCTAGTAGTAAATGCCGACAATAATGCACATCATACTTAAACTTTTCCGCAAAGAAGGATGGTGTATAGCCCTCTGTTCTAGGGTTCGCACTGATATGTGTTAGGATTTTTTCTCTTAGCTTTGATTTTTCACGCATGATTTTTCTCCCATTCTTTTAGATAGTTCATTCCAATAGAAGAAACTTTAATTAGTATCTGACGTTTATCTTTTATAAACTTACTGTCAATAAAATTCTTACCTTTTAATAAACTAATTTTTCTATTGGTAGTAGCAGGAGAGGACACGCCGTCCTGACTACACTCATCTACCAGAGTTTGTGTGGATACTGAGCCTTTGAAATCACTCAGTACATCAAGCACACAGGTAGCTATTAAATCTACCTCGTGTTTGTTTTGTAATTCAAGAACCTTAATCGGTCGCATAAGTTCTCCTTTCTTATAGTTAAACTTAATTGTAATCGTAATATAAACAGACCGCAAGAGAACAGTTTGCTAGGCTGTTCTCTCACGTACGCACTCAGTTCTTTAGTGCATTTGATCCCAACCGCCTGATTGTAGGTTCATTACATTTATAAGTTCGTTTTTAGTTTTAATTATGTATTTATCAATAGAGATATTGACACCACCATAACCCTCTTCTTTTTTACATTTCTCAGCGTCTTTCTTATTTGAAAAAACTTCAAAAGAACCACCAACACTCCTTACCACATATATAATCATCTTCACTCTCCTTTTCTTTGACGTTGGTTGCGCTTCCACACTCGTCCTTGTTGAACACGCTCTTGTCTCTTCTTAGTAAAATACTTTTCTTTCTTTTGTATGTTACGTGCGTGTAGATACGCTCTCATTCTTGACATATAAATCCTCCCTCGCTTGTCTATACTTCGGGCTTGTAGCCATGTCACTTAGTAACAGCAACCCTACCTTGTTTTTTCTAGGCTCACGCAATCTGTTCTGTTCATACTTACAAAGTCGCATGTGCGCTACGTTTAATTCCTCATCTCTAAACACATCCAATGCTACATGTAGTAAGTAGTCATCGTGATCTTTGAGGGGCTTCCATTGTTTCTTTAGCTCCTGTAACTTGCGAAGATGAAACTTCAACGCACCACATAATAGAGTTGCGTACTCAGTAGTAGGGGCGTTGGACACTAGAACAAACCCTAATTGTGACCACACAACAATCTCACTTGTCTTCAAACGCTTGATTTCGTAGTAACAACTTTTCTTTATGGCTGTCAAAGTTTTAACAATGGCTGCCCATCTATCTCCATACATACGCTGCCACACAACATCTCGCATATTGTTAGCACGTTTAGCACTGCCTGCCTTCCGACTTTCAACTACACGCTGTTCTATAACGTACTCATTGACACCACGTTTAACTAGTTGTTTACGTAGTCGTTCACCTGTTAATCTTTTACTCATTGTTGTTCTCCTTTTAAAATAATTTTGTTAATTGTTCAGAGTGATAGCACTTTGCATCTAACAGTTCTGCCGTCGCATCTTTTATAGTTCCATCTTCTTCGAGAGAACATTTGTACAAAACACAGTAAATTTTAGTTTCGCCACCATAGTTATGAATGTTTAAATTGAACTTGTTACCATCTTCATCTTGATAACCTAGCCATTCATCAATATCTATTTTTTCACGCATTGTTGTTCTCCTTTTCTTTTGGCACGCTAATAGTTATGTAATCGTAGTCGTCATCCGATTCTATGATTACTTCAAAATTCCAATCCCCAAGAAGATCTTGTCTAAGTACATCATGAAGGTGTGAATTAAACCTCTCACTGCTTATTTTCACCCTCCCTGTTCTCACGTCTTCTAGGATATCTCCACTCATCTCTTCATCCATTGTTGTTCTCCTTTTCAAAGACTGTGGAAAGATTTGGTTTTATTATCCGAACATCGACTAACATAAGTTGTCCCAAACACTTCCTCTAAAAAATAATCTTCACTATTAAGAAGTGCTTCTTCCGCTTGTTCACGAGCGTTTTGAAAGCTACTGGCTTTTACAGAAGCAGTAACATACGCTTGTCGATAACCATTTATCTCGTACTCTTGAAGGAACATTTCAGCTGAAATGCCGTTTTGCGAAGACCATGCTTTTAAATCAATGTCTTTTTCACTCATTGTTGTTCTCCTTTTCTTTTGATTAGTCGTTGTATAGTTTCATTGCTCTAAAGCTAAACGCAAGATTTTTAATATCAGCATCTGCGAAACAATTAGGGCCGTCAATATCTTGAGCGTGTGTATCAAACCATGCCTTATCCCAAATCAAATAAACAATTCTTGGGGGAATGTTAATATGCAAACACAGATCATCTATAAAAAAACTAGAGATAATAGTCTTGTCTTTAAGTCTTTTAAGTTCTTTAAAGTCAATGTCGTTTTGTGTAGCAATCGACTTTTCTGTTTCGGGTTTATTCTCCTGTCCATCATAACAAACCCTTATAGCCGAACCAAAAACAGGATCGTCCATATATTCTTTAACAAAACCTGAATCAGTATGCTCAACTAAATGCTCGACAAACATTAACTCGTTTCGAGAGATTCCATCATTCAATAAATCTAACTCAACTTTCTCACGTTTCGCATCAGATAACTTCTTGCTAAGTGAACGTACAAATTTATAAGACTCAACCATTGAAGGTTCCCCTACGTATTGTGTCTCCTTGTCCTGATAACATATGTTAACAAGGTGCGTCAAAAACTCTACGCAGTCGTCATATGAATAGTAATCTTTTACATCTTTCTTAGTTATTTCATCCATTGTTGTTCTCCTTTTCTTTTGGTTGTTGGCTTAGCCAATGCTTGTGTAAAACTTGATTAAACTTTAGCCACCCATTAGCTTGAACAAAGCAGGTGTCATACAACACCTGTTTGTCCTTTGGTATAGTGGCCTGCTTGTCTTGCTTGTTTATTCCGGTCATGTGTACTCCTTTCTTAGAAACTAAAAGCGTCACGAATCTTAGTAGCTTCGATCTTCAATACGTTACGTGCGCCCAAACCATCTTCACCCTTGAGTCCATCAAGCGTAAGCTCACCAGTTTTCTTGTCCACCTTAGTGCCTGCATACTTCTCCATCTTGTCCAACAAAGTAAGTACACTAGCTTGCAACTTGAATATCTCAGGGTCTTGCTCAAACAACACAGAAAACTTTTGAATAGTCTCGCAGTGCGCTCTACTGTTAGTCAACAGTGACTGCGATATTTTCTTTTGCTTTGCTTTGTCATCCTTGTGTGGTGTGAACTGGTCAATGATACGATCTAACTCAGCCTTGATATGCTTACGAACTCTAGCGCTGTTGTCGTCTATCACCTGTTGCATCATACGTTTCTGACTCTGCGCTACGATTCTCTGGTTCTCTGTCTCACACTCTGACAAAGGATTGTCCGGGGCAATCGGAAGAATCTTGTAATCAAAAGCAAAGTCACCACGAACTCTGGACTCAGACGGAAACTTTACTGCATCAAACATAGAGCCTAGATCAACGGCTGCTTCTGCACGAATGATAGAGTACGCAGCTACCAGAGCAGCCACTGCTGTAAAATACTCTGATTGCAACGCAACAAACTTCTGTTCCACATCGATGATCTCTGTGTTTGGAATAAGCTGCTGTCCTTTGAATGCAAACGGAATACCTGTAGTAGTAACAAGATCCTTAGCTTTCTTGTTGACCTCCTTTATCTTTGATAGATGTTTCTGGGCTGTATCACTACAGAACAATCGCTTGGTAACAATCGCCGCGTCATCCTTAGCACCAGTATCACGCACGACCTTTGCTGTTTCTGTACTGTCTTTGCGTGTGTACTGTGGACACCTCTCACTAAACTGAATGATAGAAAAGTAATTGTGTAACTTGTACTCAGTGTTCTGTGATGTACTCTGTGAAACAGATTGTTCTACGTCAGTTGATGAGTTGGTTGTTACTGCGTCGAAGTCATTTGTGTTTGTTAACATAGTTGATTCCTTTCTTATTAAGATTTAATGTGTACTAATTTGCCATGCGGTGCTTTGAATCTTGGATTGTCAATCACACACCACATGACACGTTTGGCTAACTTATCCGGCATACTATAAAAGTACCCGTCAGTTATCCAAATTACTGCATCAAACTTATACTGCTTGAGCTTGACGTAATCTACTACACAGCATGGGTCAGTACCGCCCCCACCTGTTGGTTCTAAATCTGATACAACATCTTGAAACTTACCTGCTTCAAACTCTTGCTGTTTCTCAACACTGCTATCCCACCACAGAACCTGAATCTTTTTGGCAGGGATTTGTTTACAGATGTTTTCTACTTGGCCTACTACAATACCCATGATGTCAGCCATAGATCCTGATGAGTCACAGAAGATACCAATGTTTGCCGCAGATTCATTGTAGTAAGTAGGCATGATGTGATCTTGAAACAAAACATCACTAGGTAAATATGTTTCACGATCATATCCCTTTGTTGTCTCCTGCATGAACTCAAGAATCATAGACTTGTAATCAACAGGACGTCTACGCAAGGCATAAGATAACGGACTGCCTGTTCCATCTAACCCTGCACTACGTTTCATACGAGAACTCATCATCTCACCATCAGCCGCAGCATTTTGAATATTCTCTGCGTGAGCTTGTATGCTTTCTACATCATCAGCATCCACAGGTAATGGATCATGTTGATCGTAGCTCTCAACTTTTTCTCCTGTATCCTGATTGATAAGATCCCCTGTCTCTGGGTCGATCTTGTTCTTAGTGTCATCATCTTTCTTGGTGAACGCTAGTATGATTTCTTGAAACGACATACCATCATATTTAGGGTCATCCAACACAGATCGTCCCTCACCTACGTCAGGGTACTCAATGAACGCATTACGTGTACCAAAGTCTTTGTCCATCAACCGAAGATCAGAGTCGTTAGAAAAGTCCTGAGCCATATTTACAATCGCGTGGCTATACTGAGCAACGTACTCTGCGTACATGGGATGTGTATCAAACTTGATCTTATGCCAATCCTCATGCAGTAGAACGTAGCGTCGTTGTTTTGGATTTTGTTTGAGAAAGAATAAAGGATTGATTAACACGTTCATGCCGTCAGTGGCGGCAGTCTCCACGCTATCAGTAAAAATAAATCTACCAATGAACGGGCATTGAACGTATAACACAGAAGAAAATACCGGATGCTTTTGAATCTCAATCTGATTCATGTTCACTGCATTTGATATATCTTCTTGGATAGTTACTATACTCATGTTGTCTCCTTTACTTAGTTGGGATACAGGTAATGAACTTCTCTACTAACTCACGCCACAGTGTGGCACATGGGCCACCTGTGTACCATGCCGAAGCAGTAGATGTTCCATGTCTGTCATTGATGTATGACACAAACAAAGCTGTTGCACTATCATGCAAACGTTTAGAGTAACGCAGGAAAGCATACGCATCATCAGGTGTCTGAGTATTGTTGAGCATCTGCATGATGATAATGTGATGTGTAATCAAATTGCCAGTAGA